TTTTACAGTAGATCGTGCGTTCTTTGAACAAGACATTGTTCAGGCATCACAACGACCTCATCTGTATCTTGATCCAACAACCTCACAAGGTGGAGATATGGTACTTCCATATTTTTGGTATGACAATTACCTTTCCATTCCGCAAGCGGAGTGGAGACAAATGGGTGATATAATCATACACACTTTGCAAGGCCTGAAACACGCCAATGGTGCAACGGATTCCGTTACCATTTCCGTGTTTGCTTGGGCCGAAGATGTTGCATTATCCGTGCCTACATCAACCGAACCTGGTGGTTTAACACCACAGATGGGTAAGGAAGATGAGTACGGAAAAGGCGTCATCTCGCGACCAGCGTCCGTAGTGGCGCGAATCGCAGGAGGTTTGCGCACAGCACCATACATTGGTAACTATGCGCGTGCAACCGAAATTGCAGCAAATGCTGTGGATTCGATTGCAACCACCTTTGGTTATTCACGTCCAACTAATTTGGAACATGTTAGCTACTATCGCCCAACAGTGATGGGTAACTTAGCTAATGTTAATGTGCCAGATAGTTGTCAACGTTTAACCTTGGATGCGAAACAAGAACTGACAGTTGATCCGACAACGGTGGGCTTAGGCCCAGTCGATGAAATGACGATCACATCAGTCGCAACACGAGAATCGTATCTCACGCAATTTCCATGGGCAGTTGCTGCAACCACAGAACAAATGCTGTGGCAAACGCAAGTGACGCCATATACATGGTCTGTGAATTTGTTATCAGGAGATCCTGAGATGCATGTTCCAGCTTGTATGTTTGCGGCATTGCCTTTCCAGAATTGGTTTGGCTCAATGAAGTATCGATTTCAAGTCGTTTCTTCAAATTATCATAAAGGACGTATCAAAATTGTGTATGACCCATACGGTTTTCAATCGAATGAGTACAACACAAATTACACGTACATTATTGACATTGCTGAAGAGAAAGATTTCACAGTGCAGATTGGCTGGGGATCAGACAAACCGTACTGTACTTCTGGAGCACCGGGAGCGGCATCGTTCGTTGATGCTTCTACTGTACCTTACGGTACAATTGATGTTCCAATTGTTCCACTTAATCGTGCCAACGGCATGTTGCGAGTTTACGTTGTTAACGAACTTACCGTTCCTAATTCCACCATTAATAATGATGTTAGTTTGAACGTGTTTGTTGCGGCTGGAGACGATATGCAATTCAGGAATCCTAGCGAGAATCTTGAGAATTATTCATATTTCAAAACACCCCAGATGGGCTTCGAACCCCAATCTGGTGTGGAAGGAGACATGGATGAGACTTCAGAACCTAGTAAACCAATGGATCAAGCAGTTGAGCACACAATACTTTCTCCTGTTTCAACCACAGATGCATATGATCATGTGTTCTATGGTGAATCCATCGTATCGTTTCGTAGTCTTTTGAAACGTTATTCCCAACATGCGTTTGAGATACCCCCAGTACCACTAACTGGTGTGCTGGGGTGGTCTCTGACCAAGTTAGCTTTTCCATATCATAAGGGGTATGCTCCTGGAGCACTTACCCCGAATGCTACGCCAAACAATTACAATTATAGCAGAATGACTATGTTGAATTATTTGACTCCTGCTTATACGGCATGGAGAGGATCGCTACGTTGGAAGGTGGCGACCCTTGAAGCAAGTGTCACAGAGGACCTATGGTCCACACCTATTCGTGTTACACGAGAGGTGGAGAGACAAACTTATTCCAATACCACCGTACTGTTGGGAAATGGTACAGCCTTCCCAGTCTCATTGCTGGCATGCACACGCCCCACGTTAGCAGGGGCTGTGTACACACATGAAGACGTGTGTCCAACATTGGAATTTGAAGTTCCATTTCAACAAACGCGAAGGTTCGCTTTCGCTAAGAGAGCAAACTGGACTACAGAATCCACTTTGGGAAACGCTTTTACTTTGACAAAACTCATCGGAAAACCGGCTACCGCGCGGATTGCTTCAGAACAGTTGTGTTCCGTTGGAGAAGACTTTTCATTGTATTTCTTCACTGGAGCTCCAATCATCTACTATGATGTAGCACAGCCAAGCGTATAATGATGGCGCACTGACCGGAAAGTCGTTAAACTACCCTGATGCGGGGATGCAAAAATAGCATCTGCATCTGCACAGTGATGTAAACTGTGTAAATCTGACCGAAATGTCGTTAAACTACCCTGATGCAGGGATACAATAATAGCATCAGCATCTGCACAGTGATGTAAACTGTGCAAGCACAATACTAGAAAGTAGTATAACCCTGATGGGGATCGTCAGGTGTGGTTATAATTAACCACGGACAACACGTCTGAG